GTCAATGTACCCGTAAAATCCCCAACCGCTCCCGAAGCGTTTGTCGCATTGATCGCTTGAAGACTGGTAATTCCTGCTGAAAATGTAATGTTGCCTGTGACGCGGCTCGCCGCGAAACAAAGAATCAAATCCGGGGTGAACGCGGCTTGGTTAAGCATCCCGGTTGCCGTCGCGAGCGTTGGGCCGCTTGAACTACGGATAAAGTTGCCCGGTAATCTGAGCCCCACCATCGTTGCTGTTGTAATTGTTACCGCTGCTAAAACACCGTTAAAACCTCCAGCCGTTGTAATGGTGACACTTCCTGCGGTAATATCCGCTGCGGTCATGACTTTGGCGAGAACTACACCGTTGAAATTGCCACCGGTCTGGTTATCAAAAACCGCCCAATTTGCTGGATTATTAAATCCAAATGCGTGCCCGCCGAAAATAAAGACAATATCGCCAGCTATTGTACCTGTCGGCCACGTAACCGTATAGCTCGAATTATTGGATGATTGGATATTTGAAGAGCGGATTGTGGGCGTGCTTCCGCCACCGCCACCAGAACCGTTCGCGGCTGCTGTAATTCTTCCTTGCTGATCGACCGTAAGATTTGTGTTGGTATATGATCCCGGCGTGACTGTCGTGTCCGCAAGCTTAAGATTATGCATCGCATCAAAGTTGAGCCCGGTCCCGTTACGGACGGAAATGCTCGGATCATTGTTGATATCCCCGTCCGGGGTGAGTGCGATTCCCTGCCCTTCCCGCAGCTTGTGCGCGGTAAGAAAAGCTTCAAGATCCCCGAGAGTAATCGAATCGCCGATATCGATTTGGCGTTGCTGAGCCCAACGAATGAAATAATCCGTCGGCCGACCTTGACTGTCGACAATTGGGAATTTGTTATCGAGGGGTTGGAGCGTACCAGACATTATTTGTCGTCCGGATCGTTCATTTCCATGTTATCGATTCGCGCCACTGCGCCATCATCGGTAATCCGGAAAAGCCGACCTGGGGCTGTAATCTGGCCTAACGAATACCATGACAATTCCGGTGAATTTTCACCAACTGTGACGTCCACAGTGCCCATGTCATCATAGGTCACGCCGGCATCATCACTGATTTCCAGTGTGACACCCGCACCAACATAAGCCGGAGCTCCCATATCCGTCGTAAGCCATACGGCGTAGCACGGCAGAACTTCCCGGCCAGTTTGGATTACTTGGCCCTGAATGACGCGTGGAAAATAGACTTCATTCGGCAACATTGCCGCTTCCGGATGCTGGTCATAAGCAAGTGTCGGATCAAGAATCCATAGCAAACCGTAGCTATCATCACCGACTATAACGTTACTACCATAAGAATTGATTTTGTCCGGTTGCAGGATTTCGTTTCCGCCGATCCAATTGAAGCCGCAATTCACCGGCCAAAAATTTTCTCCAAAAGCGTCCCAATCCATCCATTGTTCCGAATAAACGTCGTACACAAGCGTGACGTCCATCCCGAGCCGCAGCACATAGAAATCGTGTTCGTCGAGCGTAAATGTCCATGCACGTAGCTTGGGATTTTGAATTCGGCCGCGCACGTAGGCCAAAACATCGGCCTGCGAAACGCGCGGAGACGTCGCATGACTAACAAATGCTTCCACTTCCGACTGTGAAACGCGCAAAGCTGGATCATTAAAATGCGTGTCTGCAAGCACGTCTCCTTGCGGTGTTCGTACCTGGGCAGTCGGAAAATTGATCGCCGCGAGCACGTCCGCTTGTGGCAGACGCAAATCTAGGCTCACGCCGGCAAGCGTTTGTGTGTCCGCCTGCGCGGCGCGAGTTTGTGGCGTTAGCGCCACCGGTTAGAGCGTCCGGTTAAGTTGAAGCTGAAGCGCATTTACGGCCGCGACCGACCATGCACCACCACCGTTCGGATCGCTGTCGAAAATATCCGAATAATAGGTGTACGCGGTCGTAATCGGTCGGTCTGCGCCGAGTCCGGTGGATCCGCCCGATTTTACTCCAAGTTGGATATTGCCATCGCCGCCATCTGTTTTCCGCGAGCGATGCTCACCTTGAATGAACGCCACCGAAGTGACATTGATCGCCAAATCTTCAAGCGAGAAAACACTTGCGGCCGGCGCGGGATCGGGTGCGTAAATATAGCTTGTATCATCCGTTGGCGCATTCGAATTGATCCGATTGTAGCCGGTCGTTCCGGTTGAAGCTGTCCACGGGAAAACAACGTCTCCATTCGGTCGCAGCCGCTTGACGACACGCGAGCCCAGGAAATTATTGTTTCGGGCGCCGCTGCCGTCCCAAATCGCGAAATCCTTAATGTAATATTCCCGTCCGAGAATATTGGGCGGGAATCGATAAATCCCCGCATTCTGGACGCTGGCGGTAACGCCCGCCCGATCCGACGTTGTGCGCAACGGACCAATATTAAGCACCACAACACCTTCACGGCGAACTTCAACCGTTCCGGTTGCTACGTTGAGGAAAACTTTCGCTTCCATGTGCTGCCACGCGTTTGCAACCATGACAGGATTTGCCGACGTCCCAATGAGCACGTTGCCTGCGGTATCATACCGATAGGCTTTGACGTACCCACTCGTGTCAACCGTAATGAAAATGTGTAGATTTACCGCCGCATCCGCAAAATTGAAAAAGGTTGTTTCTGCGGAAAGGTCGAGCAGCCAAACACGCGCGGCCAAGCCAACCGTTGTTTGAGGGGCAGAAAGCACGCGCCGAACCATGCCGAACGACGTTCCGCGAATGCAATAGGCACCACCGGCCGTAGGGTCCGGATCGACAATTAGGCTACCCCCACTCGCTTCGGCATATTTGCCGTTGAGCATAAGCGCATAATTACCGCCGTAGCCTTGAAAGTCGTCGAGAAATTGACCGGCCATCGTAAATCTCCCTTATGGGTGTGAAGCTTGATACTGAATTGCCTTCCGGATGCGCTCTTCAATATCCGGCCTGGAAATCCGTTTCGCGCCGCCTTGAATTTTCCACACCCCGCCGTCATTGTCCGCAATAATCATGCAGTCTTTGACTTGAATTGCAGTACCTTCCCATGCGCCGCGATCAAAGACAATGCCCTGCACGCGAAGCACCGGCTGATCTACGTTGCCTGTGATGTACCACGTCTCTGTCGTCGTGCTGCCGGGAAGCCAAAATTGATCGCCGAAAACCACAACACCGGAAATCGGATCCGGCGCCCGTTCGGCCGTCGCAAAATCCAGATCATCAATCGTAGTTTCGCCTGGTGGAATGAAAAAGAACCGACCGTTAATGTCCTGGCCCTGCGCGGGCACTGCAATGATGTACGAACCGATGTAGGCAACGCTTATGATCCCAACGCCATCCGGCGTCTCAACCGGCGTCAAGCTCGCCGCACCACCGCCCGTAAGCGTAGCGGCACCCCAATTGATTGCGGCGCCCGTCTCTGTCGTTACTGTGGCATTCCCAAGAGCTCCAACCAAGGTCGAGCGAATTTGCACCGTCGTGCCGGACGTCAAAATCGGCTTTACAAGTGTATGAGCGGTAAGCGCGGAACTGTATTGCGTCCCTGGCACTCCGCTGTTGTCAATAGCTGCCGAGAAATTCGCCCACGCTGCGGCCGTTGACGCTCCCAAGGCCACTAGCCATGGATTTGCGAGCGTTCCTGCCGGCGTCCCGGCATTCACGCTTCCGGACGTGAATTTGTAAACAATGGTGCCGATTGTCACCGTGTCGTTGTTCGCGGGCACCCCGGTAATCGTACCGAGCGCATAACCATTTTCGATGTATAGATAGAGCGATGCCCCGGCCGCGATGAAGAGATAGGCCGGCGTCGTGCCGATGTTGCTAGTTGCAGCCATCGAAACGAACGAATTGGCGTTCGCACTTGTGATGGCTCCAATAAAGGTGACGACACCGGTTTTGTCGACGCGATAGAGCGAATCTTCACTGGCAACGAACATCGCGCCATTGAAGCTGCCATCTTGGCTGTAGGTACCTCGGATCGGGCCGTTGCCAACATTCACGTACCGTCGCATGCCCATGCGTGCGATCATGGCCGAATTCTGGCCGGTAAGGATCGGGTTTTGCTCGAAATAGCGGTTGCGCGTTCGAATTCGCGCTTCCTTCGCTACTCCCCGAAAATAATCACTTCGGGAAAGCGGAATATCCACCATTTAGCGACCTCCATACCATCCACGGTTGAAGGCCGAACTGCTCGAAAATGCCCGTTGTTGGTCATAACCTTGCACCGACATGAAAGGCCACGAAATACTGTCGTCGAGTTCAAGCGGCTGCGCCTGCAAATAGCGGGCCATGAAGCTGTTTCGCTGCTGCTTGAAGACGGTTGCCGTCTGCGGGTCCATTTCGCGGCCGTAGCGGGGATTTAGGCGCATCGCCAAACCGACATAGAAAAAGACGTCGAATTCTTCCGGGAACGGATTTTGGTCCGTTTCCACGAGCCCCGAGAGCTTCACCCAATCGCCCTTGTCGGCGCGGTAGAACCACTCCTGGCTCATATTGTTGGTATCGAGAACCTTGGTCGCGCCGCCTTCAATTGTACGGCCGTTCGCGTCCAAAGTGACCGGGAAAGCAGCCAGCCGGCCGAACGGATCGATGATACCAATTCTCGAGCCGTCTTGGGGCCATGCCGTCAAATAAACAGTGAGCGCGGCGAGGTTGGTTGCGATGAGCCGGCGGTTGATGCTCGGCCGCTGGATCATGTCCGGCGTGCGCGGATCCGTGATACCGGGCTCATCAACGCCGAACGCGCCGAGCGTCCAATCGGCGAGGCTTTCGCCGGCATCGTTCCCGTAGATCGAGAGGATATTTTGGTTGTAGAGCCGTAGCGCTTCCGTGACCATTGCCGCATCCGGGACTTTCCGAAGCGGGATGATGTTACCCTCTCGGTATGCGTCCGTAATGAGAGAGGAAATCAGGGTCACAGAAGCGCTCCATAGCCAAACAATCGATTAAAGGTCGAGCGGATAACCCGGTGCCGGTGCGGGCCGCGAAACGCCGACCTTCATCCGCCATAGACCATCCTTGGTCTTCGATTTCGTCGCGGCGTGCAGCGCGGGATCGTAAGGATGACCATCGGCATCGAGTTCCGGCCCATTGCCTGCATCCTGTTTTTTCTCAGGCGCAGACTTTTTCTCACTCTTGCTCAAAGACTGTTTTTCCGCGCCCGACGTCCAGCCGTTCGGTACGTCTTCCGCTGCTTCGAAAATGGCCGTCTGCCCATTCGGACCATTGAACCATGCGGGCCAAGTCAATTCTTTCGACATTTTCGTTCTCCTTTTAACTGAATAACGTACCCGACGCGCCGCCGGCAAGCGTGACCGTTAAACCGGCATTGGTGTGGGAAAGAAGCGGAATGCGAATGAAGGGTCCGCCGGCCGCTAGTGGAAATGCATTCACCAACACTGTTCCATCGGCATCCGTGACCGTAAGCGTTCCCGCAGTGATGGGAAGGAAACCCGCGATGCTCGCGCCGCATGTCTGCGATGCGTTCGCCGCCATCGGCTTGGCGCTATAATGTTCTTTCGTCATCATCGCGGCTTCTCCTTAAATTACGATGCCGCCGAACGGACAACCGCAAAATTAATAACCGGTGCATCGCTGGTCGTTCCGCCGGTCGTGAAAAAGGTGATTTGGAAAGACCCATCGGCAACTGCCGTCACGAAAACCTCATAAAGATTAGTCGTAGATGATTTCACACTGAGCACAATCGTATCCGTTGCGTGTACCTTCGTGTTCGTCACCGTGAACGATGCTGGCGTTGCCGAACCCGCCGCTGTGAAAAGCGTGATCGCACCGGCATAATTGCTGATCGTTACGCCGGTCGTCCGGCTCGTGCCCTGGGTAACAGCGGCGCCGGAATTATAACCGACACCGACGCCATCGTAGGTTTTGAGAACGCTGATCGCCCCCGGCGTTCCAACCCCGTTGGCGTCCACGCGAGTAACGCGCACCAAATCGGTGCTCGAAAGATTGCTCGTGTTCTGCGCAATCGCCGTGACAGGCGAAACGAGAAGCATGGCGGCGATGGAAAGAAAGGCGAAAATCCGACGCATCTTAAATCTCCTGCCCGCGAAACCCCGGTGAAAAGGGCCACCCCCGAGCGGGATCGGGAGTGGCCCTGTCAACCTTCACTCGGAGAACAGAGCGAAGCCGCAGCCTTAGCTGCCGTTGACGCGAGAAATCCGCAGGCGTTCACGGATATTCGCATTCAACGCAACGTCGAAGCGAACACCATGGGCACCCGTGAAGAAATCGCTGTGCTGCCACATGCGGACAGTCAGCGGAATCTTGGTGAGCTTGCGGCGCATCGAAGTGTCCGACGCCGGCAGAATGAGCGGAACCGTGTTGACGACAATCGCCTGCTTCTGAAGGATGACACGCGGCGAAAGCACCGCTGATGCTGCACCCATGAAGGTGATATCGGCATTGTCGGCCGGCGCCGCAGTCACGGTCGCATGGGCGGTGTTGATGTTGACGTTATCGCCCGCACCCGAACCCGGAACGATGATCGCCGGGAAGATTTTCAACGCGACCGCACCGGCAACTGCAACAGCATCGGCAACAACCGTGAACTGCTGCAACCGGGCCGGCGTCACCGCCGCCTGCTTGCGATTATCGTAAGCATAGACGCCGGCAATGGTGAAAACTTCACCGGCCTTGTACGTCCCGGCCGCCGTCGTAGCATCCGTGATGTTCAAAGTCTGCGTCATGCGAAGACCGTTCGATGTGCCGGCCTTGGCAACATCGGCGTAATTGACGTTCTGATTCGCGCCATCGACTTCCATTACGTTGGCACCCGAGCCGGTACGGGTACCGACCGTGAGAACTGGAAGCTGATTCGTGAACATCGTGCGGATGCCGTTAAGCTGGCCGCTGAAGCCCTGGCGGAACGTCGACGTTGAGAACTGATCCGGTCCCGGAAGCTTTACGACTTGATCGCCGAGCTTCATTTCGTCGGTATGATTCATGATGTAGGAAAGACCGGCATCGTCGACGCCGTTTTCCTTCAGGCGCGTATAAGCCGCCGCAGCATCAAGCCATTCGTCAATCGACGTCGAACCGTCACCGGTCCAATCGGCCGATGCCAGAGTGGCAATCGAAAGAACGTAGGCGTCGATTTTCTCAGCCATGCTCGTCGCGGCGCCGAGAAGCGCCTGACTCTGCCGCGCATCGCCGATGGTCTTGATCTTGACAAAATCGCCCCAACCCATGTTGGCGTTGAACGTGCCGGTGACTTCGAAAAGCTCGGAACCGAACACGGTGCCATCGGTGCCGGCGGAAAGATCCTTCACGCCGTTTTCGGTGCGCGTCACGTTGTAGCGCGGCGTCACTTGTTCGAGAACCTGAAGACCATTGCGGTCGTCCATCTCGCCGTCATATTCATTCCAGGTGACAGCATCGCCGGTCACAAGGTTGTTCTGAAGCACCATGGCGAAGCTATTGAGAACCAGCTTCTGTTGTTCGGCAGTTACGGTACCCATCGGGATAGTCCCTTCCTCAAAAAGCGGATCGGACTATCCCGATGCCGCGAAATTTACCCGCTACGTTTTGCGTCTTGCTCCCAGGCCTTCTCGAAATCGTTAAGGTTGTCGGTCGCAGGATTGATTTGTGTTCTCGAATTCGCGCCCCGAGCGGTGTTCTTTGGCGGCGGTGAAGCTCCCGGCTTTGTTCGGCCCCTTTTGCCGGACCCAATCTCCGCATCGCGCTCCTGTACAAACTTCATCTGCTGATACGGTGAAAGCCGGCTCACGCGCAGTGCTTCCTTCGGATTCTGCGATAGTTCGTAAAGGATTTGAGCGCCATTGTCGGCTTCGTGACATGCTTCGAAAGTGGCTTGCTGGAGCTTCCATTCGCCCCGCATTCCGGCGTCGACAACTTCTTCCTGGAAATCGTCGTAAATCTCGGAGCCCTTGGTCGACAGATCATCGACTTTTTCGAGCAATTCCGCCGTCTGCGCTTCCGCAGCACCGCTCCGCTCTAATTCCTGCTGACGTTGCAGGACCGATTCGGCTTGAGCGGTTGCCTTTTGATCGGCGAGCCATTCAAGCTTATCCTCGATGTAACGGTCGTCGAGGTGCCCGAGTGGGTACTTCGTGGTATCGGTTGGATCCGGTGCCGCTTTCCCCGCACCTGATTTGCCACCGGAATTTTCACCCGTCAAGCGGGTTTCTAAAGACGCCAGCCGTTGCTCCAACGCGGAATTCGCGCCGCCGCTCCGTAGCTGCCGCTGAAGGTCGCGCTTTTCCCGCTTCAGGCGCTCGATTTGATGGTCACGCGCCGTCTTTTTCGGCTTGCCGCCCTCTTCCTCTTCGCCTTCCTCGCCGCCTTCATCGTCGCCCTCTTCGCCGGAATCGTCATCGTCGCCGGTAGGAGCCTTGGCTTCCTTCTGCGGCGCCGCGGCCTGGCGAGGCGGACGGGATTTCCCGGCCTTGTCGTCCGTCGTCGAAACGCCGTCTTTGGTCGACTCGATTTCCGGCTTGCCGACTTCGACTTCGCCAGCGTTCACAAACTCGTCAAATTCGTCCGCCATTGTAATTCTCCCGCTCAATTAAAGATCGTAGGACTGTCCGCTACCGCCTTCGTCGGCGGTTTCTTCCTGGTGCTGCTGGAATTCCCGTTGCAGGCGGATATCTGCATCGGTTTTCGCCAAGTCGGCGAATTGGTCGAAAGCGCGTGCGCCTTCCTCATGTGCCTGGCCCCGAACGGCCAATTCGTGCGTGCGGTCTTCGTGCAGCATGTCGTTGTGCTGCCCGACCGAATCCAGCGTCCGCCGGAAATCGCGTTCGCCTTCGTGGTCGTCGCGCTCGATATTCTTCCCGGTGACGTCCGCCGCGCGGGATCGAGCGTCGAGAATTGCCTTGTACGCCTGCGCTTCGGCGAGCCGAGCCCGAGC